GGTCGCAATCCTGATTTCGTAGTAGCCAGTGGCAAAGCCGGTGTACTCGCCGGTGAAGGTGAGGTCATTCAGACCCGTTCCTGACCACCGGAGCCAGCTTGAAATACCGGCCCCGTCAAGATTGGCCGCGTCGTCAAGGCCCTTGAAAATCATCTGCACACTGGCGGAGGTGGACGAACCGGCGAGTATTCTCTCAACGGTCCCATCCGACCTGCGGTATTCAAAACCTGACCGGATATTCACACCGGACGAAATGGCGCTGTCTGCGGCATATCCCAAGACCTTTTTCACCGCGCCATTCTTTGAGACATAGCAGTTCTTCATCAGTCGCGAGTATTTTGACCGCATGGCCGTGATGGGGGACAGTTTGTTCTCCCCTCCGGTGAGGTCAAGAATCGGCAGGGTAAAAGTCCGGTTCGGCATCAGCAGTCTATTTCCTGGCTGGCAAAGTGGTCGGTATTGAAATCCATAGTTCCTATCAGATTGCCCAGAAGCTCAACCTCTGCCGAAGGGTCAAGCCCTGCATCTCGTTTGGCGAGAATCGTTGCTCCGTATAAAAGCGCCATTGGGTCGCATATCGGGTAGTCGGTGGCGGCTGACAGCGCTGACGGCTTTATGGAACACTCGTACTCAAACGCAACGCCCGGAGATGGGTCAGGATAAAGCTGTACGACTGGAAACCTGTCTGGGGACTGTCTTATGCAGTAATATTGAGGGTAGCCGGGAATGTCTCCAGACGGCATGGCCTTCAGATTTTCAATCTCAAGACTCTCTCCAGAAACCAACTCAAGCGGATATTCGTCTGGGGACTTCCCATAGTATTTCAGCCAGTTCAGCTTTGACACAAAGTTGCAATTTATCGGCTGTATCGGCCAGAGGGTTGGCCCTCCGCCATGAGCGAAGAACGCTCCGCGCACCTTCAGTTCGTTCATCACTCCGATGTTTGGAAACACGGTAAGATAAGCGTCGTTAACAAAGTCCAGCATGAGTTGAGCGTGGGTGTCTGTTATCGCTGAAGAAGCAGGTAGCCGGAGCCTGCGCTGAACCCTGTTGATTATCTCAAGAGCAGTCAATGAGCCTACTGAATACGGGACTTCCGACATTCTGAAATACACGCCGTCGGCATCAGGACGGACCTTTCCACCAGAACCGTCCATAACCCAGATGCGATAGATGGTTCCTTTTATCGGAGCAAGGTTTGTGAAGATTCCGGTGTATATTCCCTTCTCCGTACCGGATTCCGTCAGGGTGATAAATGAGCCATCGGCAGGCGTGGTATCATCCAACATGCCGTCGGTTGGAGTGTCCCAATGCTGAGTAGCGTTATTCCACCATGTCCCCGCGCCAAACTCCAGACTTTGTATCAACGCATAGACAGTGGTGAAGCCGGTGTCAAATCTCGCCCTGACGGAGTACGCCATGATTTACTCCTTCGCCGTTTCAGTTTCCATGCTGGCTTTCGGTGTCCCGGTAACTTCGCGGATTATCTGGTACGGGAAGCGCATGACCTTTCTGACTTCGTACTTCTGGTTCTCCGCGTCCTTGCCACCGTCCACCGGGAAGTAATGGTCCTCTACAGACTCATTAAGGGCATTTATAACAGACTGAGACACTTCGGACTCTATGTCCCTGGGAATGAGTATGTGGTGTCCGTTTATGCCTATCTTGACTGCGGTCTTATCCTTCTCTGTTGCCGGAATCTTGATGATAAACCGCTTCTGATTGGCGAGCATTTCCTTCGTGTTGCTGATTGCTGTTGCCGAGGTGTTGGGCCTGCTGGACGGCGCGAGTTCCTGCTTTTGTAATTGAGCCATTTTTCCTCCTGTTAAATACCCTCCCGCCGGTTAAGACGGGAGGGGTGAATCTTTATGCGGCTATTTCCACGCGATAAACTGAATCTTGTGGGTGGACACATTGATGATGGTGGTGTCGTTGATGGTGAAGCCGGGGGCCTCGTCGTCGTCTCCAGCGAACTTCTCAACGCCTGCCGCAGTTGCTAGAGCCACAACCTGCGTGTCGGCATGGTTGCGGACATACACGGTTTTCTCGGTCTCTGTGGGCTTGGAGTCCTGAGTGCGGAAGTAGGACATCTTTATCAACTCGTCAGAGTTGTAAAGCTCCACATGGCGGGGGATGAAACCGAGGGACACCTTGAGCGCCGCGCCGGTTCCGGCCACTTCGCCTACCACATAGCCCTGCTCAAACATCTTGGTTGAAACTGTCATGAATCTTTTCTCCTTTTTATTTTATCATACCGGGCGGAGTTTTTACGCCCCGCCCGGTACACGCGCCAGCCTATCCCGACGGAAGGACAGGAGGAAACGAATTAGCCCTTGCAGGCGACTTCCATTCTCAGCATCCAGAGGTCGTTGAGAATGACAGCGGTGGTCCAGCCCTTCCACGCAACGGTTCCGCGCTGCGCCATAGGGTCAGACTCGGAAGCCTTGGGATTGGCAACCAGCACGGTCGCCGATTCCTTTCCGGCCAGCGGCACTATGCCGTAGGCGTTCTTCCCGAATATGAGAATCGGGTAGACATCGGAGTTTGTCCCGGTTGTGGAGAGGGTCGTGTAACCCGCGCCAGCTTTGGCCGCGCCAGCGTCCGCGAAAGGAACGCAGTTGTTGTCTATAGCGAAGCGAATCTGGCCAACCTTGCCGATTTCGCCGGGTATGAGGCCCATAGCCGAGGAATACTTCTCCACCGGCACAAAGTCCTCGCAGCGTTCAATGTCCGGCTGGACATCGGCATGGCACACGCCCACAAACGACGGGGGTATAGGAGAGGTGCTGATTTTCGCGCCAGCGCCTATCATCTCGCGCAGGTATTCGGCTTCCTGACGCTTGAGAGTGCGGCCTGCGGTGCGGCACAGGTCGGCGGTTATGACGGTGTTGATGTGTGTGCGGTCCGTGCCGTTGGCGCGAAGCAGGTTGGAACCCGCCTTCAGGATGCCGAAGCGGATTTTATCCCACATTTCGCCAGCCTGTTCGCCAAGAATGTCAACGGATTCCTGAAGTACCGGGTCCTCATGGGTGTCCTGAATCACATCGGTTATCCGCACAAAGTCGCCGTACTGGCGAATCGTGGCGGTAACATCGGTCTTGGTCAGGGTCTTGCCGGAAGGCGTAACGCCCTCCTGAACCGCGACGGGAGTAGAATCCAGCTTCTCGTAGCGGCGGAAAGAAATGACCTGGGTGCTGCGCGAAGGCAGATTCTTAACCTGCCCGAACATTCCCAGAAGGTTGTTGGTTTTTGCCCTTTCCAGTAAGCGCCGGTCGGCGTATACATTGGTGCGGGGCGATATGTCTCCGTAATTCATATTTCACTCTCCATAGAAGAATGGCATCATTTGATGCCTTGTTTTTCAAGCAGTTTACCGGCCTCTTCCCAATCGTCAGCGCTTGATTTTTCCTGACGCTGGAAAGGTGGCTTTGAGCCGCCGCCACGAAGCGTTGATGTCGCGGACTTGATTGCCTCGGCCTTTTTCTTTTGCTCGGCCTTGGCCTTCTCCGCATCACCAGAGGAGAGAGACTTCTTATACTCGGTTATCGCCCAGACAATATCTCTGGGGGACTTTGAGCTAAACAGCGCGGTCTTTATTGCCTCGGTCTGCGCCTCGCCCCATGTCATCAGGTCGTTGGCGTGTTCGCCCATGAACTTGTCAAAGTCAGGTATCTCTTTGACTATCTCAGGTTTTATGACCGTTTCAAACTCGCGCTTCGCCTCTACTCGTTTTTCCTGCTCCTCGCGCTCTTTAGCCGAGGTTTCGTTGGCCTTTTTCAGCGACTCCATTTCAGAGGAAAGTCTTTTGGTCATTGAGACCACAGGGTCAAGAACTTTTTTGAGTTCCGGGTAGTCCTGGTAAAGCTCCTCTACAGTCGCGTCAAGGTCATCTTTAGCCTTGTTGACCGCCTCTTGCGAACCGCGTCCGGCCTTCAGTTCAGCCAGTTCCTTTTCAAGAGCCGACTTATCCTGCGCCAGTTTCGTGGCATACGCCTTGGTGTCCTTCAGGGCCTTTTCTACTGACTGAAGATTGCCGTGTTCAGGGTTTTTGGGAGGGGTCTGAGGGTCGGCTTCGCCGTCCTTTTTCTCAGGTAGTCCATCCTGTGCGCCTTCGGGCTTCGCATCGTCCTCTGACTTCTTGTCGGGTTCAGGCTCAGGATTATCCGGCTTCTCATCTTCCGGCTTCCCTGCTTCGCCTGCCTCGGCCTTCTGCCATTCTTCGTTGTAAAGCTCCTCTTGCGTCTTGTCCTGATTCCCGGCTCCGTCTTTCTCAGTCGTCATTCGCGTTTTTCTCCTATGGGCTGGCTTGCGCCAGTAGTCCAAGTTATGAGTATTTTACAGTAAACACCCAAAATTGTCAAGTTTTATCAGCACTTTTTTTATCAAGCTCCATCTGGTCGTGTATGTGAAGCACCATGTCATAGGCTTGGATTTTGCCCTGTAGCCGGAGGATTTGGTTTATCTCCTCCGCTGTTGAAAGTTCAGAAAGCGCATCGGACCTCAAGACCTCAACCTCTTTCAGAAATGCGGCAAGAGCCTCTTTGTTCACTGTGCGCCTCCCTGCGGCTGAGCTGCCTGCGTAATCATCGCGGATATGCCCTGAGTGTTCTCAACCGGACCCACCTGTTGCGGGTTGGTTATCGGGCCGGGTATCTTGCTCGGCTGCACACCGAGCTTTGCAAGCACCTGCTCCTGCTCTGCGCGGGTCAGGAAGGGGTAGAGCCTGTCCATGTCAACGGTCTCTCTCATGCGCTCGTCGGCAGCTTTGTTGCCCTGCTCGTTGAGCATGGTGAGAATCTGGTTGATTTCTTCTTCGGACTTCACATAGTCGCGCAGGTCAAGACGGCTGGCCACCTCGCGTATGGCTTCGGGTCGCTTTAGGAACATGGCATCCTGCGGGTTGGCGGTAATCTGGAGGAGCTTCATTATATTTTCAACCACGATTTCGCGAGCTATGATTGACTGTGTGCCGGAGGCCGTAACCTTCAGCGGAATCATCGCGTCCTGCGGGTACATTCCGAGTGCCATGTAGATTTTGTCAAGAGCCTCAACAACCGGCTCCACGATGTAGTCGTCGTAATTACGCAGTACGGTCTTGAATCCGACATTGGCCTGGCCCATGAGCATGGACATCCCCGACGCGGTTTTGTTCAGGAAGTCGCCTTGGTCGCCGGAGGTGTATTTCGGAATCCCAGTCTCCTCGTCGGCAAATCGGACGAAAAGCTCCAGCAGTTCGCGCAGACCCATCGTTACATCTGGGAAGGCCACCGAGCGCACGGCAGGAACGGAGCCGTCGCCTTTTGAGTACCAGACCTTTCGCGGGTACACGCTCAAGTCAGTCGTGCGGCGCGTGTCAAGACGGGCGAGGTTCACTTCCACCATGCCGTTGCCTGACAGGGCCTTGTTGTCTATGAGCATACGGGCAGAGGAATTTATCATCTTCTGCGAGTCGCGCATAAGCTCGGCCACGCCAGAGCCGTAAATTGAATGAGGGCGCTTTTTATACGGGCAGGAGTGGAACAACCTCATGCCGAGCAAATTAACGGCGGCTTTGATTACCGTGCCGTCTCCGGCCAGCACGACTATGCACTCAGTCATGCTTTCGTCTTCCATACCATCCGGTATCTCTGCTCCAGCATCGCGGAGCATACCGACCTTGGCCCAACCCTGATATTCAAGAACGGAAATTCGGCTGTCTTTGATTCCGCCGGTCCCGGTGTAGTTGTCGCCAAGCTGGATATATTTCTTTTCTTCTTCCGCAGGCACAGCCGCCGCGCAGGTCTCCGCAACCCACCGTATCGCCTCGGAGTTATAGCCGGGGGTGTCCGCGAGTTGCAGGAAGTCTCCGGGGAGCATGCGCTTGAACTGGATTTCCCCTACGGAATCCTTGGACGACTTTGCGTTTGCGTCCGCATAGTATTCCCACCAAGGCACATGGTCAATCACGAACACCGGCTCGTTGACGAACTCCACATCAAACCGGCGCAGGCCTGGGTCAACCTGGTCCGCCGCCATGCCCATCAGGTTGCGCTCTTTCATCACCGTTTTCTTTACGGTGGTGAGTATCGGCCCCTTTAGGGTGGTCAGACCGAATATGGTGCTGGTGAGAACGGCGGTGTCAAGGACATCGCGGAACTTTATCGCGTCCAGATTCTTGCTCAAAATCTCCGTGCGCTTGAAGATGATTTCCTTGAGTTTTTCCTTCGGAATCTGCGAGTAGTCAATGTCCTGAACGCAGTCCAGCGAGAACGGAACCTTGTGTCCAAAAGCGTCCACAATCTTGGCGTGGGCGGTGTGGCACTTCAGGGTGGTAATCTTGATGAAAATTCTGCTGCGATTTCCTTCGCCTTCTTTGGTGCGCCAGTTGAGATTTGACTGATACTGCCCAAGGAAATTGTACCAGCACTCCTCGGCTATGTCCTCAAAGGGTTTCTTGGACGATTTGAACTCCTCAAAAAGCGTGTTGATGTAGGACGAAAGCGGACATCCGGCGGAGATGTTCTCCTTCGGATATTTGGGTCTGCCTTCCGGCTGTTCCGTCTGTGCGCTCGCGTCTGATTCTGTGCCTTTGTAGACTGCCCCTATTGTTCCTTCGTTCATCAGTAACCCGCCTCTGAATCGAATGGTTGCTCTGATTGTACGTTATCAAAACCAACAATGTCAATAGCCCCGACTTCGCTTGATGGGAGCGCAAAGGTCAGGTTCAGCGCGTCAGCAATATTCGGCGAAGCCACGCCGCGCTTCTTCATTTCGTCTTTTGACTCAATGACTATTTTCCCGTTTGGGATTGAATATTTTGGAGTTGTTAGTTCTCCTGCTAAGTCGCCCTTCTCGTTGTCCCAGAGCCGGACACACTTGGTCTCAAGCCAGTCCCGGCATTTCCCCCAAAGCTCGTCTCTCTGCTTACGGTAAAGCTCCGGCTGTGTGGCCGGTGATTCTGCGGCGTTAACTGGCGTTACTGGGTAGCCGAGCTGGTTCAGCCGGTCGTATACCCCTGCGCCCACGCCTATCACGTCAACAAAAATCATGTTGGCCTTGAGTTTGTTCGCCATACGCGCAACTTCGCCAACCGTTTCCATCGTGTTTTTGTGCCGTAGGATTTTGTATTCGTATGTCCTGTTGCCGCGCCTTGGCAGAATAACGGTATCGTCGTCTCCGAACCTGGCCACGTCAACGCCAAGGACCAGCGGATAACTCAAATCTTCAACCACGCCTTCCCGCACAAGCGCCGACTGCACAAGGTCAAACGGGATAAAGCTGTCGCCGTCCTGCTTCGGGAACTCGCCTAGAACGCGGATGCGGTAAATATTACTGTCCACGCCGTACTTCGCCGCCATTTTTACGGCATAATCTTTGGGGGCTATTGGAGAGTCAATGCACGAAGATGATATTTTGAAATAAAAATTGCTAAGGTTCTTGTCATTGAACGCCTTGTAGAAAGTGCCGTCAAGACGTGTGGGGTTCCCCGGCATATATTTTTTTGTTTCTTGAGTGCCGGTGGCTCCTTCAAGAACATCGTAAATGGCCTCTGGAACTGCCGAGGCTTCGTCAAAAATTTTCAATACATATTCAGCGTGAAAACCCTGTATCCCTTCTGGATTATCTTTTGTGGCTGTTCTTGTCGCCGCGAACCATGTCGCTGGAAAATCTCTATGAAAGAATTTCTCTTTCTGCCAGATGAACATATCAGCGAACATTTTGCCGACATCGCTGACCTTCATGCTCCTGTGCCATTTGGAAAGTTCAGACCAAAGCACGTCGTTGAGTTGGTGCTTGCTTGGAGCCGTGCATACAACCCTGGCCTCGTGGCGGCAACTCATGTAATGCAGGATAAGCGCGGCGCTGATGGCGGATTTCCCTATGCCGTGTCCGGCCTTATGGACCACATCATCATGTTCGTCCATTGCGTTAAGAACTTCTATCTGCTGACTTGTCGGCTTCATGCCAATAATTTCCTTGGCAAAATCAAGGCGGTTATCCCAGAGGTGGGTGATTACGCGCTTCAACTGCTCGTCTGTGCAGACTTCAATTCGTGGGCGGGTCAATGGAAATCTCCGGTAGAATGGCTGTCGCGTTTGCGTCAATAATCTTGGCTTGTGGCTTCGGCTTTTTCTGCTTGGCAAGCTCTTTACCTATGCCCTCCAGAACCTTCTTGAAATCCAGTTTCTCCTCGGTAATGGCCGTTTCCTTGACCTTTTTGTTGCCTATGGCCTTATCCAGCACCATGTCTTTCCACGCCCGCGCAGCGGCGACGCGGGTATCGTGGCTGATTGGCAGTATGGCCGGACCGGATTTTGTCATCTTTGTTTCCGTCAAATCGTCGTCCAGCGCCACCTTCTCCAGATACTCCATGACCGACTTGAGCTTCTTGAGCGCCCTCTTCTCAACAAGGGTCT